CTTCGCCAGAATCCCCTGCACGCCCTCGATCGCCTGCGCCGTCCCCCGCCTTGGCCGCGGCGCGAGCAGCGGATACTCGTCCGCCGACAGATTCTCCATGTCATAAAACTCCCCGTCCGCCAGCTCGAGGTTGTGGTTGTATCCGAGAAAGACTTCCGTCATCATGGTCTGCTTCTCAGTCTCCGTCAGTTGTGGTGCCAGCATGGCCTTACCTCCGTTTCATCATGTCCAGCGGATCAAAAAGGATCCGCTGCTCTTTCACCGCGCGGATCGGCTTGATCGGCCGCGACATGCAGAAATATCTCCATTCGTCCGCGACGTGGTCTTCCATCTTCGTGTCCAGGTCTTCTGCCCGATGCTCGTCATAGATCAGCGTCGGGATCGTCCGGATGAACGCCCTGCAGGTGTTGAAGACATACATCCGCGGATATCCATCCTCGTCAAACTGCAGCCGGTAGTGGCACTGCATCCAACCTGCAATGCGCTCATTGTCGCCAGGCGTAAAAAATACGCCGTACCGCGCAGCCGTGTCTGCGACCGATTCTCCGCGCGACGCATCCCAGATCGCGGGGTCCGCCACGCCGATGATGGTTTTCCCCTTGAGCCACGGGTGCTGCATCTCCGTTTTGTGGATCTCTTCAAACTGTTTGTCCGGTGTCCACTTTACGCCCTCGTTCGGCGTCCGCGTGCAGCCGTACAGCTCCATGATCCGGTAGATCGTCCCGTCATAGTCGACCGCCCACCATGCGCAAGAAAACGGCTTCCCGTAGCCAAAGTCGTAGCTCCGGCAGATCGTCCATCCGTCCGGAATCTCAAACGGCTCGATGACATGCGTCCAGCGCCGGTCCTTGTAATGCTCCGGCACGTCCCGGAAGTCCTCGAAGAACTGTCCCTCATAGACGTCCCAGCGTCCGTCCTTCCACGCTGCCCGCAGCGTCGGCGGCAGATTCTCCAGCTCGCGCAGGTAGTCAGGCTGCGTATCCATGAGGGCCTTATTGTCCTCTACCTTTGCCTGAATGAAGAAATAGTCATTCGGGTCTTCATCGGGATTGAAATTCCGATCGACGAAGACACGCTTGAAGTATGCATGCCCCGGCCCGCCGGGGTTCAGCGTGTAATACGTCCGCTTTGGAAATCCATTCGTTCCGCGCACGCAGAGATTGATCTTGCGGATCCAGCTCTCCTGCAGCTGCCCGGCCTCGTCGATGAACACCACGTCATATTCCGCGCCCTGATACTGCCCCAGGTCCCCTTCGTTTGCGCAGTACCCGAAAGAGATCGTCGACCCGTTCGGGAAGCGAAACATTTTGTCCGACCGGTTATATTTTGCGAACCCGGCAAGTTCCGCTGTCAGCTGCTCGATGTGGTTATTCTGCAGCTCCTTGTATGTCTTTCGGACGATCAGGATCTTAATGCCCGGATACCGGAACGCCAGCAGCTTCGACTTTGTCCGCACGGCCCAGCTCTTTCCGCCGCCGCGCGCGCCGCCATAGGCGATGTGCCGGTGTTTGTCCTTGAGAAAGAGCGTCTGCTTCGGCTGCGCCCGCCCGAGATCCAGCGTTCTCATTCGCTCGCGTCCTCCGCGTCACATTCCAGCAGCACACGCGGCGTCTGATCCTGCTTTTCGTCCCCGGTGTCTCTGCGATACCGGAACGCATACTCCAGCGCGAACTGCGCGCCCCGCTGAGAGTCCCGGTCGAACAGTCTTTCGGCCGTATATTGTTCCACGCGCGTCTGCGCGCGCGAAATCGAGTCCATAAATTCTTTCCTGGCCTTGTAGTTATACAGACTCTGCTTGCTGGAAAAGCCCAGTGCCAGCGCAAGCCCCGGGATTGTCGGCGGCTTCCGCCCCACCCAGACCGGAGTCCCGTCTTTCTGGTTGAAAACGATGCGCCCGTCCTCATCCCGCAGGATCTCTCCCTTGCAGCTCTCAAAATACGCCTCGATCAGCCCTTCGATCTGCTCCACGGATTCATACTTCGGTTTCCTCGCCATGGCTCACGCCTCCCTTCTGCTTTTCAGCATAGCGTATCCGGAAAATCTTTTCACCCCACGCACGCAGAATGAGCGCATACGGCGTTCCGCATGCGCTTCGGCTCTCATTCTGTTCTTTCGTAGTATCGGAGCTTCGCCGCCGCGATGCTGCACCGCACGTAGTCAAAGCTGGCGCAGTATCGCGTGATGTAGTCTGATGTCTCTCGCCGCTCAGGAAATGCGAGCACGCATTCTCCCTCGCAGCGAATCGTCTTTTTCCCGGCTGCCTGCCAGAATGGGCAGATATACTCCCTGTGCCAGTAGTCGCTCGTCTCTATCACCCTTTCGTTCTAAAACTCAACACATTTACAAGGTTTAAAGAAGGCGGCTCCCGGTCCGCTTATGTGTCTCGTTTTTGGGATCCCATACATATTTGAAATACAGGAATCCATACTGCGTGGCTCTGGACTCGACGAGGATGTAGCCGCGCGGGGCGACTGGCGGGCGCGTCGGGCTGTAGTCCCGGACCGCCTCGGTCGCGGGCTCCGGCTCCGGCCGGACGCAGCTGCGACTGGCCTTGTACCGGTGGCCGCCGAACTCCTTGCGCCAGTGGCCGTGCAGGTAGTTGGCCAACGCCGTGTAGTCCTGCCCGTGGTCTACCTTATTTCCGTTCTCATCCAGATAATAATTGTGCTTCCGCAGCGGCTTGCAGTCGATGACGCTGCCAAGGCCCCAGAGCCTGCCGAGCTCATCGGCAGGAATGCCGTCCGTGATCAGGTGCAGGTGGAAGCGGTTGGTCGATTTGCCCCGGCCGTAGACGATGACGATCTTGGCCTCCGGATACCGGTAGACCATGCGGCGGTAGAACTTATCCCGGATCCTGCGCATCTCCTGCGCGGTATGTACCTCATGTTCGGGGTCGAGCGTGAGTGTGGAGTAATAGCTCGACGGGGAGAAGTTGGCGTTGACCAGCGCCGCGAACTTTGCAGCCGAGATCCTGGTGTTGAATTCCTCGCGTTCTTCCTGCGACTGGAACCGCGGCTTCTTCGGCCGGCTGGTCTTCGGATCCGCGCCGCCCGCCACCGTGTACACGATCTGCTCGCAGACCCTCCCGGAAAACTTCCGGCGCTTGTGTCGCTTTACCATAGCTCCTCCTGCCTCGGTTTATTTCCCGAGGCTCGCAATGATGCCCTTTTCACATTCAGACAGCTCCCAGACGTGCGCGGCGGCTTTCTCGGCGGCAGCTTTCTCGGCGGCAGCTTTCTCGGCGGCAGCTTTCTCGGCGGCAGCTCGGTTTGACAGCAGCAGCCCGCCACCAAAGATTTTCTTTCCCGCTGCGCGCTGACTGTCCAGCTTTTCAACGTACGTGCAGTCCTCGCGCTTAACCGCAAACTCTATACCGTAGTTCGCATATTTCTGCAGCATGGCTGTCGTCAGCACATGGTCCGGATATGTATATTTCGGCAGCTCCTTTTTTGTCTCCGCCTTAATCTGCCGCATCGCCCGCTCGACCGCTTTTCTGAGCGTCGGGGCGCTCTGCGCGATGTTTCCTCCGAAACTTGTTACAAACGCCGTGTGAACGACTGCGCCATTTTCATACGTGATGACTGCATCGCAAATGATATGGTTCATCCTCAGCACAACTGATCGGCTGGAGAACGCCGTGAGCGATGGCGCAAAAAGAAAGAACGCAATCCCTCTGTCTATGTAGAATTCGCAGATTTTTGAAAGAATCGAAAAAGGCGGGTTGTCCAGCACGACGCAGCCGTCCGGATAGTCAAAACGTTCATAGTCCCCACCCGGATAGAATGGCCGCACGATGCATGCCGGGTCAATCCCATATTCACTGCACGCCCAATCCCGGATCGCCTCATAAACAAGCGGTGGCGTGTAGCAGTCGTCCGTTGTCTTTTTGGGTTTGAATTTCGACGTGAACGCATCGTATTCCGGGTTGTCGTCGAATAAGCATCCCTGTTCCCATTGCATGCTGTAGCCCTCCTTTGTTTTTTCTGCCCGCTCAAAGCGTGGCCAGAAATTCCGGCCCCCCGTTCAGCGTCAGTCCTTGTACCCGCACGCCATACACGTGCATGTATCTTCCTCTAAATTGTGATGATCTCCCGCCTCGACTGGCGGGCAAATTTGCGTTCCGGGCAGAAGCGGCATTCGGTGCAGCTCCAGGCGCCGCGGTAGTTGTTGCGCGTCGGGCAGAGTGGGTTGTAGCAGATCCCGGAGCCTGCCCGCTGCGGGCCGCGGCCGAATTTTTTCTTCTTCGGTTCGGCTTTTGGCTTTTTGGCTGGATCCCTCTTGGTGACGAGCGTGGCCGCGCGTTCTTTCCGGAAGCATCCGCAGCTTTTTGCATGCCCGTTCCGGAGGTATCTGCCGTCCTTGCTGCAGACGGTCCCGCATTTACACCGGCAGATCCAGTGTGCCGTGTCTCCTTTTTTGCTGGTATCCCGCCCGATGACGTGCAAATATCCAAAGTCCGTGCCCGTCAGATCGACTACGTGTGACATTTCCATTCTCCTTTCGTCAGGGGCCGGTCTCCCGGCCCCTATGCAGAGCGGACTTGCACCGCCTGCGCCTGCGCGTCCCCCTGTCGCCGCAGACGAGCTGCCCTTGTCTGCTCAGGCAGCTTTCCATAAGGAGGTAACACGATGCCGCCGGGCGATCCCGACACCCGGCGTGGGGTAACGTTGACGGTTCCCATTCGCGCGCACGTTCCACACGCGCTTTTTATCCCCGGCCCGCGGGCTTGAGGTTTCGCGGGCCGGGTGCAGAGCCGGGGTGATCCTCCCGCAGCCGTCTCATGGCGGAGCGGCCGCGGCCAAAGTCCGAAAAAATATGGTTCCCCGGCTGATTGCTGGTCTTAGTCCTCGGGCTGGCTGATATCCTTGCGCCGCAGCCCGTCGGCGTTCTCGGTCAGCGGCAGCGCCTGCCGCCGCGCGTGCTCATCCGGGTTCCAGCCGCACCGCGCGCAAAGAACCGGCGCGATCTTTGCATACGGGCAGGCATTGCCCTGCTTCGGCAGCCCGCATGCTTCGCGCGGGCTGCTCTCGTTTTTTTCTGGCATGTTAGACCTCCTGGATCTCGATCCCGAATTTGGACCGCATGAATTTGCGGTTCCGCAAATACTCCTTTGTCCGCGTCGGCTTGGACTTCACATCTTCGACGACGAGCTTGCCGCCGAATTTGTACGAAAAGTCCGCCGTGTACCGGATCGCGCGGATCCGCTCGCCGGTTTCGGTGATGTAGCTCTCCTGCAAGGTGAACTGCGGCTGCAGCCGCAGGTCGGAGATGATCCCGGCCCGCAGCATCACCATCAGCTCGTCATACCGCCGCGCCTCCTTCTTGCTGTCAAAGCGCAGCTCGCCGCGCGTATCCTTCCGGCTGCCGTACTTCGTCTTCCCATGGCTCCCCTTGTGAATGGGAGCTGGCGCCGCAGCGCCTGAGAGGTCGCGCATCTGCCGCGCGTAAGCCTCCCGCATCCTCGGCGGCATGTCCGCCATGGATTCAAACCGCAGGCCGCTCATTCGGCTGCACCGTCCATCCGCGCGCCGCAGGCCGGGCAGAAACTCTGAATCCGAAGAGTTCCTTTCTTAAAAGCGTTCCGGCAGTCCGAGCATACGATTGCCGCTTTAGGAAAGCGAATCGTTTCCCCGCTCTGCGCGTCATATTCGCGCCAGTCCGCTTCTTCCCAGTGTGCGTGGTGTACCTCCGCAACGTCGGCGGCTGGCTGACGCAGCAGGAGCGTTTTTACCCGCGGAGGCGTCCAGCGCGGATTTTCCGCGTTGCAGGCTTCAAAATCTTTCAGCGCCGCTTCGCGGGTGAGAAATACGGTCTTACCAAATCCGTTTAGCGCTACGCCATACTCCCGCCCTCTGGCGCCTATTGGCTCAAGGCCAATAAAGCCGATTTCATTGCCCATACCAATCTGCTTGACCTCGCACTCGCTTATATGCTTATCCGTGTCCAACAAGGCGAACACCCGCTGGCCCACCTTGCACGGCAGCACGACGCACCGCCCGTCCTTGTCGGCCTCGGCAAGCTCGCGGAGGCGGCTAGGCTCCACGCCCAGCGCCTGCGCTGCCAGATTTATCATCGTGTCCTCCGTAAATGGAGCCTTGATTTCCTCCGGCGTCAGCCCTGTGTCCTCGTAGTCCGCGAGTCGCTCACACGCCGCTATTTCAAACGGGCAATCCTCGATTTTGCACCCGCTGCCGTAGCACGGTTCTTTGAAGCAGCGCGGATAATAGGCGTGTTTATGCGATGATTTGTTCCATTCAGTCAGTCGTTCCATCACGATCCTCCATAGTTCTTGTGCTTGCGCCCGCTGGAATAGCCGCGATAAGATGAATAAAACCCTTGTCCTTTCGCCCGATCTTCGGTTGCCCAGATATATACAGTCTTAAGCGGGTTGTAGTACGTCTTTCCCTCCAATTCTCGCTGCTTGATGCGATTCGTGTAAAATTCAACAGCATCGTAGCCGAACTTGTCACGTAGCATCTGTAAATTAAGCCCTCGCGGGATTTCAACGTATCTATCCAGCATCTTTGCGTTCAGCCTCCAATCATTTCCACGCCCAGTTTCTGAAATCGACGCACCCCATTTAGTCAGTCGTTCCATAGCTCTTCCTCCACGTACCGCCAGCTCTGCGGCGGGCGGGTGATTTGCACCTGTTCTGCTCCGAATTTTGTCTCCCGCAGACCGGTAAACTCCCACAGATCGCGCGGGTGATCGTAAACGCGCAAATCTGAGATGTGCCAGCCGAAGCCGGTGGCAGCTCCGAGATACTGGTGCAGCTCCGCAGGCTCTAGGCAGGTTGGCCGCGCAGCATCCGACGGGATCCTTCCCGCACCGTTAATGTTGATGATCTGATCGCACAGAAATTCCCCGATGACTTTGCCGTTTCCGCATTTGTAGATGTAGCACTTAAACGGCGTATCCATCCTCGGGCGCGTCTTGCGCACCTCAATGGTCTTCCGCCCGTTGATGATCTTCTCGCACCACTCCGGGCGAATGCTGATCAAAACAGCTTTACTCATGCTTGTCTCCTTCCTCCGGCGCGTCCGGCAGCGGCATCCAGTGGGTGACTATACTGCCGAGGCAGTCCCGCATAGCTATTCCGTCATATCTTCTCCATGTATCCGCGCTCGTGCGGTACGCCTCGCCGACAAATACGCCGTCCGTAGCAAGGACGCGTTTTCCCGGTTCCGGCCTCCGTTCCTCCACGCTGATCCACTGCGGCACCTTCTCCCGCAGCGCCGCGTTCTCGGCGGTCAGGCGCTCGATGGCTTCAGCAGCTTTGGCCAATAAATTCTCTTGGCAGCGCTGCTTATCCTCATGCATGGCACAGTCTTTGCACTCGCCCTCTGCGCATCGCCGCAGCGCCTGCACGATTTCCTTGTCTGTCATAGCGTGTCCTCCTCCATTCCTTCAAAAACCATTTGTCCCGGCAGCACGCCGTCCTCCAGGCTCCAGTGCAGGACGTCTTCGCCCGTCTGCCAGTCGCAGGGCAGCCCCCGCGTCTGCCGTTCTGCAAGCATCCTGTCAAACGCCCGGACATACGCGGCCTTGATCTTTGGATAGCGTGCAAACTGCGCCTTCCGGTGCTTTCCCGCCATTGGGCATCCGATACAGCCCACGCGTTCAAAACCGCAGGCGTAAAGCGGGTTCGTCGAAATCTTTTCTGCTGTGCAGTAATCCCAGATGTCAGCATCTTGCCAGTCAATGATTGGATTGATTGCTCGCGTCCCCTTGAGCTGGCAGTTTTCCACCAACATGCGGCTTTCGTCATTGTCGTTCATCAGCGTCAGCCGCTTGGACTTGTCCCTGTGCAGGGCCTCCATGACGCCGCGGGACTTGCGCTTTTGCGATTCGGCCCAGCGGACGCCAGTCGCGATCCACCGCCCACGCCCGCTGGTCTCTTTGAGCGCCGCGCAGCAGTACCGCTTCAGCCGTGTCGGCGGTATGAGTTTGCGCGGAATCAAATTCCACATCGTCACATTCCCGCCGTCCGATGTGCGGTGGGTATCGATGTCGCATTTTACGCCAGCCAGCTCCAAGCGGCGGAAGGTATCCCGCACATGCCAGACGGTCTCCGGCGCGTCCGCCGTGGTCAGCGAATGCAGCACCTCATACGGGATACCAGATTTCCCAGCCAGATGCAAAAGCACATCTGAATCCTTGCCGCCCGAGTATGTAATCACAAGCGGTTGCTTGTACAGCCGCAAGCTCATATCCGAGGCCATTTTCAGCCGCTCAATCGCGGTTTGCTCTAAGTCCATTGCCGTCCTCCCTCCCCGGCGTAAGCTTCGCCAGCATGATCTGCCCCAGATCCGCCACGTATACCAGCCGCCCGCGGCTGTACACCATCAGCTTGTCGCCCTGGATCTCCATCCTGTCGGCCTCGATGTTCGTCAGATCGTGGCAGCAGTCACAGACAAATCTCATGTCTTATTCTCCTGCCCGAATACCACAACCATGCTTGGAAACGGCGCGTTGTGCTTGCCGCCGCCGAATTTCAGCCGACCGGCGATAAAGCGGATTTCCGCCTTTCCGTATATGTATCGATGAAACCACTTTGTATCCGTCCGCGCGGGCAGCAGCATGACAACGGTTGCCCCATTTTTGTTGGCGGACATTGCTGCTTTCTGCACCCATTTCCCGATCTCCCGCCCATACGGCGGGTTACACCAGCAGACGCCCGTCCACGTCTGAGCAAGGCCGTTGTCCTCCGGTGTAAAATACCGCGCGCATTTTGCATTCTCCGGCAGCGCGCAGACGTCCGTTTCAAAGCCAAATTCTTCGTTCAGCGCGTCAAAAAAGCTCTGCGGCGTTTCCCACAAATCCGTCGCGCTGGAAAACATCACATCTTTGTTCATACCAGCGCCCCCGGCCGGGTGTCCGGCGTGTAGTGGAGCTTGGTTGCGCGGGCGTTCTGATGGTACTCCGGGCGGGTGAATTTATAGCCCCAGTGTTTGGCGGCGGTGAAAAGGGCCGCATAGCCGTCCTCGGCGCGGACGGTCACTTTCTGGTCTCCATATGTAACGGAAAAGTGGTTCTGGCCGGTGTATCCGGCCTGCGCGATCACGGCGGGGCGCCGCGGTGCCCGCTCGCCGGGGTAATCGATGCTATTTCGCAATGTGTTTGCGCCTCCTTATCTGGTTGTCGGCATGGACCATCTGCTTTCCCGCTGCAAGATCGAGCTGCAGACTGTCACTGTCGCGGTGGTTGACGTCGTAGATGTGGTTCCGGATGCTCTCATATAGCGTCCAGGTGCAGCACCCGGCGCGGCATGTGCCGCTTCGGTCCGGGCAGTTCCTGCCGCAGGGCGGCGGGATGGGCCGCATGCGCGGCGCAAAATAATTCACTCTGCTTCCTCCTGTACGTGCTGCATCCAGGCTGCGAGCTTAGCGTATTTGTCCTGCCTGGCAACCGTGTCGGCGACGCACTGCGCGTTGACGCGGTCCATGCTGTTCAGGCACTCGGCGTCCTCCTGCTCGCATTCTGACGCCAAGCCCAACGCATCGATCAGGCTGGCCAGCTGATCCGGCCGGAGCTCGACGATGATCTTGGGCTCGTCCTTCACCGGCTTCACAGGATCCCGTAGGTGGTCAGGCCCAGCGCGATCGCGCCGGTCACTACGCATGCGTCGGTCATCTCTGCGTACCCGGCGATCACCGCCAGCACAAAGGCCGCGCCGCCCAGCCACACGCAGCATGTCTTCGCCACCCGCCGCATGGCCTCCCGGTACCGCAGCTCCTCCAGCAGCCGCTCCTGCCGCTCCCTGGTCTCTTCCTCCGGCTCATACCCGAGCCGTTCTGCAAGATTGGTTCTCATTTCTTCTCCTCCGTTCCGTCCTGTACGCTGTCCGCCGCCTTGATCTTTTCCAGCACCAACTCGATATTCCTGCGCTCCTTCTCAATGCTCTCGAGCTCTTTCCCAATGGCTTCCCGCCTTGCTTCGCTGCCCGGCTCTCCCTCTTTGAGACGGATCGCATCCGCATCCATCCGGATTATGTTCCTTTCGAGTATCCACTTGAGATGCAGCCATTCAGCCGTTGTCAGAATCAGCTTTTTCATGCCTTCGCCTCCTGCATCCGCCTGACGAGCCGCGCCAGACGGGCGTTTTGCGTCACGAGCTTCTGCGCGTCCATGTCCAGCCCTTTGCGCTTGAGTCCGTTAATGATCTGCGCCGCCTGGCACTCGCAGACCATCGCCGCTTCGATCAGATCGTGCAGCTCCTGCGCATCCAGCGTCAGGGTGTAGGTCTTGACGTTTGCCATAATATCGACTCCTATGTACGCGCCTTGCGGCGCGTTTAATTGCTGGCCGCGGGCAGACGCCCTTCGGCTGCAGCCCGCTCGAGGATCTGCCACGCCACGCGGCGGGCAGCCTGCCGGTTGGCCTCTTTCTGCTCCGGCGTCAGGCGACGCAGGTAGTTGTCGGCGATATACGCCGTGCAGTTTGGGAAATGATACTCGGCCACGATGTGCGGCTCTTCGTCCGCGATCGGGTCATACGGTTTTCTCATGGTTCAGCCTCCTTCCGGCGTTAGTTTTTCCATATTTTGCAGATTTACGCTGGCTGTTCTTTCTTCTCGCTCTTCGCCGGCTGCACCATAGCAGCCATGCCCTGCATAAAGATCAGCGCCTTCTCACGCATTTCCGGCGTAAGCTTGTTGATTTCCGCCGAGATCTTCTCGGCCTGCTGCTTCTGCTCCTCTGACATTGATCTCACCTCGCTTGGTTTATTCGTTATGTATAGACTAGCATGTGATACGTATATTGTCAAGTATTATTTTATACATTTCACATATTTTCTGATTGACAATTATGCGTGCCTGTGATACTCTCATTTCAGAAAGAAGGTGAATCCATGAACACAGTGAATGAACGAATCTCGTTTTTAATCAAAGATCAGGGTCTGACGCAGTCCAAATTTGCCGAGCGCATTCACCTGACACAAGCTCATGTCTCTCGAATATGCTCCGGCACATATGTCCCAACCGAGCGCACGATCTCGGATATCTGCCGGGAATTCAACGTCTCCCTCGCCTGGCTCGAAGACGGCGAAGGGGAAATGTATGTGCAGCGCAGCGCGAATGAGGATCTGGCCCTGCTGGTCTCGAACATCATGTCCGACGCGGATGACTCCTTCCGGAAACGCTTCATCTCCCTCCTGATGGCGCTCCCGCCGGAAAAATGGAGCGAAATTGAAAATTTCGTAAAAAAATTAAACGGAGACGCTTGACCGTCTCCGTTTATTTTTGTATTCTGGTAGAGGGTGGTATTTATGCGGGCTTATGCCGAAACAATGTCTGTGATCTGCGCCGTGCTTTTGGTTCTTCTCATTCTCTGTACGTCCTGTTCTCCGCGCCAGTACACAAGCGATGATCTGGCGGAAGCAAAAGCCGAGTCTTACCAGGAAGGATACCGTAATGGGTACGACGACGCACTCGACGAGTTTGCAGTCGATTCCCACTGACACGCCATCCCGTGGCATTCGTTTTTCCGCTTCTAGCAAACTCCCAGATCCCCCTGAGCGTCCATCTTGCAAAATAAGCAGAGAAGATTATCTGCGTGAAATCGTTTCCGTTCAAGGCGCTCTTTCGTACCCGCTTTCTCGTGGAAAGTACAATCCTTATTCCGGCAGAAGCATTGAGACATTGCAGGACTATGAATTCTATTGCCAATGCATCGCGCTCCGTCGGCTTTACGATGAACGAATGTCTGCCGCATTTGCCGTTGTAGATTCCACTCAAAACGTCCTTTCTGCTGCAGATGCCGTTGTCAACGAGTCTCGTGCGCGTGCATCAGCTGCACAGCAAGAAGCTGCTCTTGCCAAGCGCGAAGCTGCTTTGTACAAGCATGACGCAATGATCGCCAAATCAGATTATGCAGCGCTGAAAGCTCGTGTCGAATCCGGCAAAAAATTGAGACTCCGAATACTCATCATCTCCGTAATTCTATTCCTTGGGTTTCTTCTGTTTTATCCTTTCTCTCGTCCTCAGGAAAATGTATCGCAATCAACGGAATCTTCTCATGTGTCAAGCTCTTCCTCCTCATCATCCGAACCCACCGGTGACGGGCCAGAACGCCCATCCGGGTACATCTCCAACGAATATATTGGAAACAAAAAGAGTCACAAATTTCACCGATCGTCATGTTCCTATCTCCCGGATGAGGATAACCAAAGAATTTTCAAGTCCAGAGACGCGGCAATCTCCGCAGGGTACGACCCATGCGAGCATTGTAACCCCTAGCTTCCCCGCCGGAACGGTTTCCCGTTCCGGCGCTTATTTTATGATGCTCCGCAGGAATCGCAGGATGATTTTCAGCTGATCCAGTGTGGCCCGCTCTAAAATGTTTTCAATCCGTTCCATCGTCTTTTCCATCTCCGTCTCCATTTCTCCACAAAAACCGCGTTCATTTTTTGTTAATCTTTGCCTCTTGTTCGTGCCTCCCAAGAGTTGTAAGATATAGGTAGGCGTCGCCCGCGCCGCTGGCCGAACAACGGCGCGGGCTTTTTCTTGCGCAGGCGACCGGGAGCCGTCTGTAACTTTAGGGTAGCCTGTCCACGGTAGTCTTGTAAAGATATGGCAGTTGCTTTTTGCAGTCAGACGTCTTGCTTTTTTGGGGGGAATGACATGTTTTGAAGGAAAAATTATCTGATTTATGCCGTGAGCAGAAGCAGGCGATCACTCCGCACAAAACAAATCAGGACGTCGCCGAAAATACCGACCTTTCCGTCGGCACCGTCTCCCAGTTCTTTCGCGGCGACATCAAAAATCCGTCTGTTTACACGGTCGGCCCGATCTGCCGGGAGATGGGCGTTTCTATGGATGAGTATTTCGGTATCCCGCATGATGAGCCTGCCGAGTCTTCCGAGCCTCCCGATGCTGAAAAACTCCGCGCCGAGAACGCGGCGCTTCGTGTGCAGCTTGCTCAGCATCAGAAGTCCCTGCGCATGCACCGGCTTGTGACGCTCATCCTCTTGGGTATTCTTTTGCTGTGTGCCCTTGCGCTTGTGGCCGACGTGCTCAGCCCATCGATCGGCTGGTTCCGCGCATAAATCAAACCGCCCCGGCCCAGCGCCGGAGCGGTATCCGTATAACCCTTTGCCCTTGTGGTGAGAATCTGCTTATGAAATTTACATCTACCTGGAAAATCTTCGACCCGCTCGCGCAATACATCATTTACCTGCGCAAGTCCCGGAAGGACATGGAGGCCGAAGCTCTCGGCCAGACCGACACGCTCAAACGGCACCGGGCCGCGCTTTTGTCGCTGTCCGAAAGCCGCGGGCTGAACGTCGTGGAGATCTGTGAGGAGGTCGTGACCGGTGACTCCATCGCCGTCCGGCCGGAGGTGCAGAAGGTCCTGCAGCTCGTCGAGACCGGCAGCTATGCTGGCGTCATCGTCATGGAGGTCGAGCGTCTGGCGCGCGGCGACACCATCGACCAGGGCATTATTGCCCAGACCTTTAAATACTCCGACACCCGCATCATCACGCCGAACAAGACCTACGACCCGAACAACGAGATGGACGAGGAATACTTTGAGTTCGGCCTCTTTATGTCCCGGCGCGAGTACAACACCATCAAGCGCCGCCTGTCCCGCGGCAAGGAAGCGTCTCTGCGCGAAGGCAAGTGGATCTCCGGCAAGACACCCTTCGGCTGGCTGCGCGAGAAGCTGCCGAACGACAAGGGCTATAAACTCGTCCCGCACCCGGAGCAGGCCCCCGTCCTGCGGCAGATCTACAACTGGTACACCGGCGAGGGCTGCGCGCGCATCGGCGCGAAGGCGATCTCCACGCGGCTGAACAGCCTCGGCGTCCCTACCAACTCCGGCAGCCTCTGGCGCGCGGACTCTGTGCTGGATATCCTGCGCAATCCGGCAAATGCGGGCTGGATTAAATCCGGCGGCAGGCCAGAGACAAAGCGCATCGTTGACGGCTCCGTCGTCGTCAGTCGCCCCCGCACCCGGCAGGAGGACCTGAAGCTTTATAAAGGGCTGCACAACGGCCTGATCTCGCAGGAGCAGTACGACAAGGCCGTCGCTCTGAGCTATTCCAGCGCCAGCCCGCGCGGCAAGGGCGCATGGGGGACCGTGACGAGCCTCGCCGGGCTCGTCCGCTGCGACCAGTGCGGCCGCGTGATGGTTCGCCGTCCGTCGTCCGGCAACCGCCGCGATACGCTCCTTTGTCCCTCCTACGGCTGCACGACCGTCAGCGCGTGGTATGATGATGTGGAAGACGCCGTGCTGGATGCTCTGCGTGGCTGGCTGCGCGAGCTGGAGCTCGGTGAGGCCGCTGCGCCAGATGACACGCCCATGCGCACCGCGCTCGAGTCCTCGATCGCCGCCGACCGCAAGCAGCTTGCCAAGCTGGAGGCGCAGGAGGCCCGCGCGTATGAGCTGGTCGAGACCGGCATCTATACGCCGGAGATCTTCTTGCAGCGCTCGCAGGCGCTCGCCGCTGACAAGCAGGTCATCGTCGACCGCATCGAGGCAAGCCAGACCACGATCCATGAGCTGGCCCGTGCCAGACAGGCCCGCGCCCGTCTGGCCCCCGCCGTCCGCCGCGTCCTCGAGACCTACCCGCTCGCCGCATCCCCGCAGGAGAAAAACGCCCTCCTGAAAACTGTCCTGCAGAAGGTCCTCTACCATAAGCAGACCAAATCCTACACCAAATCCGGCAGCGACATGCACGTCACCCTCTATCCCCTCGCGGATTGATGATTATACATTTATTCGGTACGCATGAATGAATCCCATCTAAATATAGATTCTATAGCAAGCTGAAATCCCTCCTGGTGACAGGAGGGATTTCTTTATTTTGCGATATGCTCATAATACGCCATGAGCTTCTGTTCCGGCCCCGGGCCGTCTTTATCGAGCAGAAGCGCTTTTGCCAGCGCGGCGTAGAACTCCGGGCGGTTGAGTCCGAACTCTACGGCGACGGGGTAGTAATCCGAGTACATCATGTTCATGGTTACGCCCCACGCCCAGCGCGGGACCACAGGCGCCTGAATGCCCATGCTCTCGGCCACGGCCGTCGTCTGTTCCATCGTCCAGTGCGGGCCGGTCGAGCCGTCGGCGTTCTTCATGCGGGCCTTCCACGCTTTTGCGTCGTCCTCGGTAAATTCCATCATTTTCGTGGACTCACGAAAATGGTCGTCACCTAGCTTATGCAGCGCGCAGATAGTATCCGCATACACCATAACTTCCTCCGCGCGCCCCAGCGTCACCGGACGTTCCATGATCTCATGCAACTCCTTATGGAGTTTTTCAATATATTCCTGCATATCATGCCTCCTGAATGTACTTGTATAGACTGTCAATATCGTCCGCAACAAAAGTTAGTTTGCCGATAAACGGAATCCTTATCGGGAGTTTTCGTCCATCGAGCCGAGGTCTTGCCTTATTATAGAGCCTGTCAATGTCAATATCCCCGTGCTCATCCATAATTTGCATTGCTTTGACCCACGGGTTATCTCTCAGTACAAGCAGTTGCTCTTTGCTGCCGTCTGCCAGCAAAGACAACCCAACGCCTGCCACAAAGGACCGCACCTCGTCCATATGTGGGGATGCTACTGTATCAAAAAAGCGCAAAATTCCGCGCATGGCCTGATCTATCGTCACTGTCATTGCAGATTTCCTCCTTTAAGGATGGGGCGGCTATTGCCGCCCCTTGCATTTAGCCCTCGCTAGCCGCCGCTGTGCCGGTCGGAGCCGTCCAACTGTTATACCGCTGCATCGGTTCCGGGCAGATGTTGGCAATGGGGATAACCGTCTTGGTCATGCCGGAAAGAGTCGCGATCTCGTTCTGCATGCAGGACAGGTTCGCCGTGGTCTGCGCGTTGATAACGCGCTGCTGGCAAAGCTGCTCTTCGATCGAGCGCATTCTGCCGTCCGTGTACTGGTACACCTCGAGAATTTTCTTGTCGGTGTAAGCGTTCGCGTCGCGCAGCTTGACTTCCGTCTCCAGCTCCGCGATTCTTGCGGACTGCCCAGCCTCATACCGGCTGACGAAGTGGTTGTCGCTGTCGCCCGCGGCCATAGCCGCAGCCGCAGCAGGATTCGCGCCGAATCCGCCGAGGATGCCGCCGAGACCGCCGTTCAGCACGCCGAGACCGGTGCCGATTGCGCCAAGCGTCACACCCAGATTGCCCTTGCCATTACTTGCGTATTCCATAAAAATCCCTCCGAAAATGTAGTAAACCGGCCGGTTTCTATGTTCAGTCTACCGCTTCCCCGGTTTTTATGGGGGACATTTCCGGGACATCTGTGTACCATTTGTGGGACATGCTTTCCTCTTAAAAATTTTCCCAGTACCCCTCTTGACTTCTACACATTTTTGAGTTTATACTAGGGGTGCGGAGAGATCCGCGAAAGAATCCTGAAATCTGGCACCGCACGATCCGCGGCACAACCATTTCAGGAATCTACAGAGATTGAACGTCGCCGTTCATCATCTGCCCATGAAAGCGGAGATCCCTTGCCGTTAAATAGGGAGCTAAAAAAGCGGAAATCCCTTGCCGTCAAGTAGGGAGCCAAAAAAGCGGAAATCCCTTGCCGTTAAGTAGGGGCTTAAAAAATCATGGGCAACTAAAAGCGAGACTTCTGCAGTCTCGCTTTTTCTTTCCCGGAAAGGTCGAATCTTGGAGAATCTTTTTATCTGCCACATCAGTGAGCGCTATATTTCCTTCCTCCATTCCCGTGACTTCCGTGTCCCGTTCAACAAGGGCCAGCGTCGCCCCTATGTCGGCGTTGTTCTCACTGTCGGAAGCTTCCGCTATTTCGTCCCCATGGAATCCCCGAAGCCAAACCATGCCAATCTAAAGCCCGGCAAGCACATCCTGAAGCTTGACGGTGGACGCCTCGGTCTTCTCGGCTTCAACAACATGGTCCCTGTTCCTGATTCTGCGATCCTTGAATACGACATTTCCGCAGAGCCGGATGTGAAGTATCGCAACCTGCTCCTGAACCAGATCGAGCATTGCAACCGTCAGAAGCTTGCCATTCTGGATCATGCCAATCGTACATACTACGATGTCGTCAATGGAAAGAGCAGCTTCATCTGTAAGATCTCCTGCGACTTCCGCGCGCTGGAGCGCGCATGCAGATCGTATAACCCGAACTATCGTCCGAAAGCCAATCCCGGAACATAGAAAAAGCGCCATGAGCCGTTGCTCATGGCGCTTTCTCTTTGTCCGTTTTCCCTACCAGACGGCGGGCGATATTGTAGATGTGCGGCAGGCGGCGGGAGATGGTTTTTCGGTCGACGCCGATCTCGGCGGCGGCGTCCAGCTGCGGGAGCCTGCGCACGATATAAAGATTCACAATCTGCTGATCGATTTCATCCAATAAGCCCTCGTCAGTGACGCGCTCCCAGTCGCTGCGCGTGAGGTGTTCCAGCTCCTTCGGCAGAGCCAGCCGCGCAGTTATTTGCTGTCACTCCCTTCGGCCCGCCGTCCTGGCAGGTTTTATCTCATGGCAGCAGCCAGTTTTTTCAGGAGATCATCGCCGTACTTGTAGTCGGCGAGATATTTGATCGTGTTGTCCGCAAGTCCTGCCTTTGCCTTGATGGTCTTCTTGGCGTCCTCGACTGCCTTGTCGACGGTTTCCGTGTCGTAGTCGACCCACGGGAGCTTTCCGTGCTTTTTCCATACGCGGCTGTTGTAGCCGCCCTTGAGGCCGATGTTGCCGACGCATGTGATCTGCACGCCATTGTCCCAGATCGGCGTGCATTCGACCGCGAGGCCGTCTCCGATGTACAGGCCCCAATGGCCCGGCATCCACAGGCCTTCGCCTGGGACGAGCTTGTCCCAGTCGGTCGTAGACACGTCCCTGCACTTGGCAATCATACCGTCTGCGGAGACGTCCGGGACGGCGTTTCCGGCGTAGCGGGCGCCGCCGTGGTAGGCGTTTTTGTTGCCGTTCCAGCCCCACAGGATCCCCTTTGTGAGATTCACGCAGTCAAAGCCAAAGTAGCCCTTTCCGATCAGCCCGCGGAATCTGGCCTGCTTTGCGGCGTCGTACCAGTCCGGGTATTGCTTTGCCTTCTCAGTGATGATCCCATCCGTGACCGGAGAGCCGAAGCAGCCCCACATGTACACGGTTTTGTAATTCTTTGCAACGTCGATGTGCCGCCTGACGAGCTCGGAGGCTTTCATGATGCTCATTTCTGCGCGTCCTCCTGCGGTTTGCTTGCCGCATCGATGGCGTCCTGCGCTTTCTGGCTCTGTGTGCCAAAGTAAAACGCGATCACGACGGTGTACACCATCATAAAGTCCTGCGAGATCTTCCCGGCGACTGCCATGTACGCAAATACCGCCGTCAGCACCAGCGTGACGATGGATTTGACGCTCAGCAGATTGCCGAGCCGCTTCTTGATGTTTTCCATATGTATGCTCCTTTCAGTCCTTCAGCACGATCTCCGCGATGCGTGCTGCCGCTTCCGGGCCGTATTTCTCGGCCCATTTATCCATGTACTTCTGCGCGTACTTCGCGCGATTCTCGTTCTTGGCCTTCCAGAGATAGAATCCGCTGGAAGCTGTTGTTTCAGCCAGCACCGCAAGCGTGATCTCTGTCAGATCTGCACCTGCCGCGCAGGCGATGATGAGTGCGAGGCTGACGAGCGCGCTGCAGATCAGCCACTTCTTGCTAAACTCCATTGCGTTCGCACTGCGCCTCCAGCTGGTGCAGGAACTTTTTCACGTCGCCGTTCCCACCCATCTTTTTATACTTCTCTCCGGCGATCAGGCGTTCTGCCATTGGCATTTCTTCCGACATGATGGTCAGCCTGAGGATCGCCAGATACTGCTCGTCCTGATGCTCCTGCATTTTCCCGAGCTTTTTGTCGATCTCGGCCAGGTGCGCCTCCTGCGTTGTGGCCTTGCCGCGCTTTTTCTGTATCGCGCTGACGACGGCATTGACGACCGCCGTCAGCGCGGACGAGCCGAGCACGGCGCAGACGAGCGTAACAATGATGGTCTTGGTGTCCATGTTTTTCTCCCTTCTGCCTTGACCGTCAGCGTCCCGTCGCGGTGATCCGTGATCGGGCCTGCGCGTGCGTCATCGTCAGCGTAATGGACTTGGACGCCCGCCCGTCCCAGTCGCGGTCGATCAGCCTTCCGCTGATGTATGCCGGATATTCATTCTCCTGTACCTTCAGATAGATCATTGCCTCTCCCCGTCTCTCCTTTCCTTAAAAGCACCATGCCGCCGCAATGCCGTCCACCTCGGACGCGACGCTCCAGTCCGCTTCACCGCTCCATCCCGTTCTGCAGAAGCAGGTGGTGCTGCTGATCCTCGGCGAGCGCAGATACCACTCGCGGTTTTTCTTCCGGTTCGCGGCCGTCTGGTAATACGCGTACTGCGTGCCCTCGCCCGCGTAGGAATGCGTCCGCGTACCCTGCACCTCGATCTCCGACAGCAGGAACAGCGTGTCCTCCGTCGTGTCGATGGCCGAGCTCGCGCCGCCTGCCGTGGTCTTCTTTGTCACGGCCTTCAGCGCGGCCACGACCTCTGCTGGCATTTTCGACTTTATTATCTTGAAACCACCAGTCGTCCGCAGCAGACAGTCTGCCCAGCCCCCAGTGTTGCTACCAGAGTTATTCATCTTGTACTCTGTCGCATAGCACGTGTGCATCTGGAACGTCAGCGGAGCCTTACCCGAGCCGTCGGCATAATCGTCGTGGTTCTTGCCGATGATGTCGATTGCGTAGGTACTGTTGTTAATCGTCATGTTGCATCTGTCGCCGACGTTCCATGTGTTGGGAACTTGTTTCTCTTGACAGGCCTTAATAATTGCAGCCCAGCTGTTATTTCCGAACACGGGGTCGATCATGACCAAATCGACATTAGCTGTCCCAACCACAACATCTGCCGTCTTTGTTGTGCTTGCTGTCGCTGCTGTTACCGTCCATGTTCCAACCTCGTCGACTATCAACGTGCAGTTTCCACTCGCATCCGCCGTCCCAGAAACCGTCTTGCTTCCCTTCGTAGCCGTGACGGTCGCACCCGCGCTGGTCGTGACGACGATCTGCAAGTCGGGCGTGCCCTCGATGGCCTGCACCGCGCTCACGAACCCATCCGGGAACGCAAGCTGTGCGGACGTGCCGCCCTTCGTGCGGATGGCGTCCGCAACCGCCGTCAGGTCGGCGTTCAGCTGCGCGGAATCTACTGCTTTATCCAATGCCATCAATAGTTTCCTCCTGTCCATTCTGGCAGCGCGGCAAGCACGTCCTGCACCAGCGCGGCCTTATCCGCCGCCGTAAAGTAATCCGTCCCCTTGACAGGCGTTGCGCCCGCAGGCCCCTGCGCGCCGGGATCGCCCTTGTCGCCCTTCTCGCCGCGCGAAGGCTTTCCCGTGTCAGTCATCCCGAGATACCAGTTTCCGTTCTCGCCGATCGTCGGCGTCACGCCGTCTGCGCCCTTTGCGCCGGTCTCTCCTGGGTTGCCCTTTTCGCCCGGATTGCCCTGCGGGCCTTTGATGTTGACGCTGTCCGGGTTCGTTTTCCCGCCGTCGTTCGTCCAGCTGAGCGTCCCGTCCGCAGCGACCGACGGCGTGAATGTCGTTCCGGCCGCGCCGGTGTCGCCCTTCTCCCCGCGCGACGGCTTCCCGGTGTCGGTCTTGCCCAGATACCAGTTGCCATTTGCGCCGATCGTCGGCGTCACGCCATTTGCGCCTGGCGCGCCGTTGTCTCCGGCCGGACCCGTTGGCCCCTGAGGCCCCGTCTCACCCTGCGGACCCGTAGGTCCTTGCGGTCCAGTCTCGCCCGGTTCGCCCTTCTCGCCGGGGTCGCCTTTGTCGCCCTGCTCCCCCTTCTCGCCGCGCGAAGGCTTTCCCGTGTCAGTCGTCCCTAGATACCAGTTTCCGTTCTCGCCGATGCTCGGGGTTATGCCGTCCGTTCCGCTTGCGCCCGCCGGGCCGGTGTCGCCCGGTTCGCCCTTCGGCCCCTGTTTGCCCGGATCTCCCTTGTCGCCCTTTGCGCCCTGCAGCGGTCCGTTGTTGACCCACGCCTTCGTCACGCCGTCGTAGATGTAAATGTCATACGGTGCAGCCGCGCCCACGCCGTAGGCGTCGCCGACCTCTGGATTCTTGACCGACGCCTGCAGCGCGGAGACCGAGCCGTAATAGCCCTTGACCGTAAAGCCCGTTCCCGTATCGCCCTTCGGGCCGGTTGGGCCTGCCGGGCCCTGCGGACCGGTCTTCCCCTGCGGGCCGGTTTCGCCCTGCGGGCCAGTCGCGCCAGTGTCACCCTTGTCGCCTTTCTCTCCCTTTTCGCCGGGTTCCCCCTTCGGGCCAGTGTCGCCGGTCGCGCCCTTCGGGCCTTCCGCGCCGGTCGCGCCGGTGTCGCCCTTCGGCCCCTGCTCGCCCTGCGGGCCGGTCTCGCCCTTTGGCCCCTGCGAGCCGGTTTCTCCCTTCGGGCCCTGCGCGCCGGTGTCACCCTTCGCGCCGGTGTCGCCCTTCTCGCCCTTGACGGTCTCGACGTTAAAGTCAAATGTCTTCCCGTCCGAAAGTGCGATCGTGTACGTCGCCGTCGTCCCGCTCTGCGATTTCTTCGTGATCGACGTGATGCTCGCGCCCGCCTCGCCGGTCTTGCCCTGTGCGCCGGCAGGTCCGGTCTGCCCCTGCGGCCCTGCCGGTCCCGTCTCGCCCTTCGGCCCCTGCGGGCCCATGACCGATCCGAGGTCTATCACGCTGCCGTCCGTCAGCGTGAAAATCAGCTTCCCCGCGTCCGTAACCTCCACGGCCTTTACCCCGCGGGAGATCAGCCCGCCGATCGTCACCGTGATCTGATTCGGAATTTCTACCCTCATACCTGCTCCTTACTCCACGAATGCCCGGTTCCCGCTCGCCAGCGTCGTCTTGTCGCCGTGCGTGTACCGGATATCGTAGGTGTACTTTCCCTTCGTGAATTTTGCCGTGACCGTCGCGTCGAAGTTCAGCGTGACCTGGTCATTCTCCACCTTCGCAAAGCTGAACGTGTGGACGGTCTGCCGCGTATCGTCCAGAAACACGACCGCCATGCTGTCCGTCGTCCCGATTGTGACGGCCTCGCCGTCCTGGTCCTTCAGGTCGAACCGCAGCACGATCGAGAACGTGTCTCCCTCGTACCATCGCAGTACCCCTTTGTCGATCCTCGGGCTCGGATAAGCCCCCGGAATTGGCGTCGCCATACCGCATCCCTCCTTTTCATCCAGTGTAGCAGACCCCCGCGCCGGATTCACCCCACGCGCAGCGCAACTTCCGCTTGCCATTCCCTCCCGCCGGTGCTATACTGGTTCCATCAAATACAAGGAGGCTTCCCCATGCTCGACGAAAAAGATATTGAGAAAATCCAATCCATGATCGACCAGGCCAAAGACGACATGCTCAAGCAGTCCGCAGCCAACACCCGCGTCATCATCGAGAGCAGCGTCATGAAAAAGCTGGACCTCCTGATCGAAGGCCAGCAGGCCCTCCGTGAGACGCTCGCACCGAAGAGCCGCGTCGAAGAACTCGAAGAAGAGGTCTCCTTCCTCAAATCCGTCGTCCACCTGCACAGCCAGCGCCTCGCGGAGCTGGAAAAAGCGCAGTAACTCCAAAACCGAAGGCCGGGGCATCTGCCCCGGCCTTCTTGTTTTACTTGCTGTCTTCCAGCCACTTGTCAATGTCCTTGGACTTCTTGCTCCTGTCAAAGCCGACCGCCGTATAGGCCGCCAGCAGCTTCTCCTTGAGCTTCTTCCGTTCCTCAGGCGAGGCCGCAATGTACTGCGGCTTGTACGCCTTCGTGATCTCACTGCCGATATCGCCCTTCTCGGCTCCGTGGTCGAAGTATTCCTTTGCCGCTGCTTTCAGATTCCCGCCATCTTCGATGGTTTGCAGGATCTTGCCGTACTTCGTATAGTCCTTCCCGCCGGTCCACTCCTTGTAGAGCCAGTACGCCTTGTTCTCATCCTCGGCGTAGTCGTTCGCAAGGATCTTCTGGATCGCCTTCTCCTGCGTCACGGTCCCGGCGGCGACGGCGTCCTTGAGATCCTGCTTCTGCCTCGCTTCCTGCGCGTCCTGGATCTTCTCGTTCATGTAGTCGATCCGCTCCTGCGTGCTCTTCGGCTCCATCTCCGCCTTCTGCGTATCCCCGGCAAGGACCTGATAATAATACTCTGCCTTCGCCGCGTCGCTGATATCATAGGCCTTCAGCAGCATCATCTTGTCATAGTTCTTCTCCAGCTTCCGCGCCGCCTGGATGAACGCATAGGTCTCCCGCTGGTCCTCGCCTCCCTCGGTCATGCCCTGATAGGCGGCGGTCTCCTTCGCGGACAGCGACTTGAACCCGCTCTCCACCCAGCTCTGCGCCTCTTCCGTCGCCGTCTTGCCGAACAGCAGCGCCTGCGCCCAGCTCTTGGCCCGGTCGGCTGCGTTGTCGTTGTACACGGGATACTGCAAAATGTCGCGGCCCTCGTTGTCTACCGTGTAGCTGCCGCCTTTCCATGCCGCCACGCCGCCTTGGATCAGCTTTCTCGCCTGTCCTCCGCCGAACGGCGTCGCCAAATACAGGCCCGGCTTCATAAGCTCATTTCCGATGGTCTGTGCCTTCTTCGCAGGCGCCATGTCCTCGTTCTTTGCCAGCAGCGCCTTCTCGATGTTTCCGAGGTTCGGGATGGCCGACGCCACGGCGATCCTGCCGCTGTCAATGTCCAGCCCCAGCGCCTCATCCACGCCGAGGATCGTCAGCGCCTGCGTGCCCGGGAACTCAGAAATGATGTTCCCCTCAAGGTTCTTGATCGCCTGATACGTGCCCGGCTTCTCCTTCGTGAAGTCCCATTTCCCGGATACCGCCGCCTGCACCGTGTTCGGCAGCTGATACCCCGTGAAATCTCCGACCGTATCATTGATGATATCCAGCGGATCCAGCGCCGCGCGCCTGCCCACAATGCTCTCGTAGAACTCATTGTAGATCCACGCGCCGATGAGGAATTTGAACATGGCCTTGGCCAGTGCCGCCACGCCCTTCTTCCGTTCCTCCTGCGCCATATCCTTGAAGATCCAGCTGAGCTCATTGTTGACCTCCAGCTGGAACTGTGTGAACAGCTTCACCAGCGGGTTCCGCGCGGAATAAAGCGTCGGCGTCGACCCCTTGCTCCTGTCTGCCATGACGCCGGACGCAAACTGATCCGCCTCCTGCATCGCGCTCGTCTCGCTCATGCCCCGCCGCAGGTTCTGGTAATACCGCGCACGGACGACGCTCCCCGTCGTAAACGTGTCGATGGATTCCATCATCCGTCCTGCACCGGCGGAGACTTTATCCATCGTGCTCATGGCCAGCCGCCCGTAGCCGCTGCGGTTGTTGATGAACGTCGACGCAGAATCCAGCCCGTCCGCCGTCTTGTAGTTTTTCAGCGTATCCCACATGCCGCGCAGCACATCCGCCGTCGACACCTGGCTCCACGCCTGCGTAATCGGGATGAAGTTTGTGAGCGCCGAGCCCACGTTGGCCGCAACCATGTTCGCGCCCACGCGGGACTCAAACTTCTTCATGACGTTGTAGAATTGTCTCCCAAACGTCTTCTCCATGCCCCGGTCGAGCCGCGACTTCTTGCCCGCCAGAAGGTTTGTGTATTCGTCCAGCTCATCCACAAAGTTCGAAAGCCCATACCGCCCTTCCTTCGTCAGGTTCGTCACCTGTTCGTTGGCTTCGTCCGGGTTGAGGAACGGGTTCATCATGATCGCATCGATCCGCTGTTTCAGCCCCTCATCCGACGCCCGATACCGGATCTGCGTTGCCAGCGCCCGCAGCCGCTGAATGTCCGCCGTGTGGAAGATCACGTCCGTCGCGACCTCGATGTACCGGTCAAAGCCCTGCAGCGCGTCATACGCCGTCGCGTAGCCAAGTCGGTTCTGGATGTTCGCCATGTACCGGATGCCGGGTTTGAAGTTTGCCGTGAGGCCGTTGATCGTCGCCGGCAGCGGCGACACATCGCCCTCGATCCCGGCCGCCCTTGCGAACTTCTGCAGAATGCTGCCGCCTTCCTCGTTCTCCTGGAAGTGTGGGAAATATCCCTGCAGATAATTGACCGGCTCATATCCATTCTCAATGCGCACCCGATTCATATCCTGGAACAGCTTGTCGTAGACCTCATGGAAAACCTTCACGGTTGCCCGCACCTTGCCGAGATCCAGATTTGGGTTCTGCTTCTCGAATTCCTGAATGGCCGCGTTCCACTCGTCAAACGTCATCCCCCCGCGCCTTTCGACACGCGGATGCTGCTTGAGATAGTCCCGGTTGAATTCCGCCTCGCCCAGCCACTGCACCGCATAGCTCTCGGATACCAGATTCCCCTTCCGTACCTGCCGGTCGAGCTTCAGCGCCTTGATCCTATTCTGCTGCTGCACGAGGTAATTCTTGCGTTTGCTCTCGTTCTCATGCACGGGCCAGAAATACTTGTTGATAAAAGCATTGGCCTTTTCGTCAGAGACCTTTCCCTTCCGCGCGATATCCCGGATGTTCCGCTCCATCGTCTCGCGCTGGTACTGGATCCCCATAACCTTGTCGACCCACTTGACGGCCTCGGCTTCCGTCAGCGCCTGCTCGGCAAAGTCCCGCAGCCCCTGCTTGCGCTGCGCGTTCCATGCCTTGAGCTTCAGCGCCAGCATATCATAGTCAGCCTTTGCCTCGTAGACCTTCAGGATCTGCTGCCCGTTTTCCAGCCCTGCCACATAATCCGGGCTTGTCTCCCCGCGCAGCAGCCGGTTCACGATCTTCTGGTCGGCTTCCGTCAGCAGCGTCTTGCTCTGCGCTTTCTCGACCACTCGCCTTGCGTCCTTCAGCTGCGCCCACATCTGCTTCGTTTCTTCCGCTGTCTGCGGAATAGCAAGCTTTTCTTTGGCCTTGTTCTGTGCCTCCAAATACCGCTGCGCCACGCGCAGCCCGCTCGTCAGCCGGTCAATGGATTCCGTGAAATTTGCCTGCTGCCACTTCTTGAAGCTCGCCGCCTGCTGCCCGTAGTATTCATCCAGCGTCTTCTGCACCTTCTGGATCCCGCGCGCCACATCATAGATCTGCATCAGCTGGTCGCTCGGCGCGGTAATGTCTGCCGGGAACAGCTCTGGCGCCATCTCCTGCAGCTGCTGATACGCCACGTCCACCGGCAAGCCGTCCTTGCTGATCGTCAGCGTTCCCATTGCCGCCTTCCGGAATAGATTGTAATCTGCGATATCCTGCCGGTCCGTCTCGGAAATGGAGATCTTCTGATCCCGGATGAACTTCTTGAGGTCACCGTACTGCTCAATGTACTGCTGGTCCTCTTCCACGCCCGCCTTGTAGGCCGTTTCAAAGAGATCGTTCAGCTTCGACCGGTCAAGCTGCCCGTCCGTGAAGAACGACCGCAGCGCCTCCTCGGCCATCGGCCGCAAAACCTCCCGCTTCGCCTGCCCCGGCACGCTCAGATTCTCCGCCAGTTCATTCACCAACCGGCTTTCCAGCCGCCGCACATACTGCGCCGCCTTCTCCCCCATCAGATCCCGATACCGCCCGTCCTGCGAAGAATACCGGATATCCGGGTTCGTTAGGCTGAAACTTCCGTTGTTTGCAACCGCGGACTTCACCTGCGCAGAATCAAACACAGCCCATGCCTTCACGCCGTTCTCAACCGCCTGAACCCCGTCATATCCATGCCGTTTCAGCATCTCTACCATCCCCGGCGTATTGATCACCTGCCACATGAGCTCCGGCTTCCCCGCCTGTTCCCATACGGCTTGCAGTTCGCTAGGTCTGATCTGTAGCCGCTTCGCAAGATCCACATAGTTCCCGCTGTATCCGCCGTCAGTGTTTCCAACATCCGCCGGATTCTCCACGCGAATATATGCCGGGATAATACGATCGACGTTCCCTGCGTAGATCGATGCCTCCGGCAGAATTCGCTCAACGCTGCGCGTCGCAGTGGAGTATTCTTCCGCGTACTTGATGTTTGCAGTCAGCCAGATCGGTTTCCCGCCTACATCAAACTTTGTAAATTTCGCTCCGGCACCGTGGAACACCAGCAGTGGCTCGCCTGTCGTGTTCGTTGCCTTGCTGTCTGCGAACCAATCCCGGAACGCTTCCGTCTGCGTCTTCTCCCGCTCATCAATCAGTTTCTGCATGAGCCTCGGATTCCGCAGGAAAACGGCGTCCTTAAACACACCGCGCCCGCTCCCATCGTCCAGCATCGCAGAGACGGTCTCAAGGTTCTGTTTATCCCGCTCCGACGCCTGCCGCGCGCTGGCAGAGAATTTCCCCTTGACAGTTTCTCCCGTTTTGGATATACTGTTCTTAGAAGAATCTGCGTCGGCGGCGTTTTTGCCGTCAACCCCGGCAGTGAAAGTCCGGGGGGCGTCGGTTCTTCCGTCCTCGGTTTGAGTACCACCCGCTCCAGTCTTCTGGTAACGGAAGTGCTGGCTTTCGCCAGTAGCGGTATGCTCGCCGGGGATTTTTGTTTTATCGACTTGATGTACTTTGTTTACTTCGTACAGAATTTTACGGTCTCTTCCATCAGCAATATTCAAAGTTGCTTCATAGATGTCCCCGTTCTTGTTCTGTAAGTAGGCCGTGCGAATGATCCAGCCGTTTTCGTCCATCCACTGGTGGCTATGCGTGTCCGTCGTCTCTTGCTGTTTGGACGTTGCAAGCACCTCCGAGAGCTGCACAATGGCTTGTGCGCGTACATTGTCCCCTCTGTACCCAGCCAGCTTATCCAGCACTTTATGTGAGCGGTTTGCCCCATCTTTGCGCACTCGGTCATTTTCCCTTGCAAGATATACCGTTTCCGCGTCTCCGTTTTCGTCGTACATTGTGAGTTCCGCCCCGGCCATGTTCTCATAAACATATTTCCCGAGCACGCTGCCCCAATCCCGTGTTTTTACCCCATCGAAAATATTTGTATCCAAAAGAACGCCTTGACCATAGTCCTGTTTCTGCCCCTCAACTCGAATAATGCTGAATTTATCCCCCGCCGGTGGTGCTCTCGCGCTGCCGGATTTTTTCTGCCACTGGCCGACCTCCATCTTCACGTCCGCGCGCAGCTTGTTCGTGCCGTAGTCCGTGCGGTTCATGCCGGCGTAGGTATCCGCGATGATCTCCTCGACGTAGGCGTCCGTGTCGTCGCCGTAGATCCCGGCGTAGGCGTCCACGTAGCTCTCGATCATCTTCTTTGTGATCTTGCCCTCGCCCAGCAGCCGCTTCTGGATCTTCGCCGCCATCTCCGGCCAGCGCTTGACAAGCAGGTGATATCCCTCGTGCTTCGCCAGCTCGAAGGCGGAATACTCCTCGCTGTCCGCCCGGATGAGCACGGAGCCGTCCTCCGTCACGGCAGCGTCCGCATAAAACATCTGCCCATCGATCTCCTGCGCCAGCTGCCCGGTGAAGAACCGCGCGTTCTGTACGCCCATCGACCGGAAGAACTTTGCCGCCGCCTGGATATCCTCGCTTCTTCCCTCCTGCCCCTTCGGCATGACGCGCACTTTTTGCGCGTTGTTCTCTCCGAAACCGAGCTCCGAAAGCGTTACTTCATCCCAAGCTTTTGCGAGATCTCTTGCACCCTCCGCTCTCTTTCTTCCGGTGTCAGCTCTTTGCTGCTGCGCTGTGCTTTGGCGAACGCCTCCAGCCTGTCCTTCGGCACGCTGACCAGCCTGCCCGATTTGTCCTTCATCAGTAGTCTCGATACTGCCATTTTCTGCTCCTTTCCGGCTGTACGACGTGACTGTTCCGCCGTCGTAGTGTACCTGTTCCCCGGTCTTCGGGTTCTTATATGTATCTGCGCTCAGAGGCAGCCACCCTGTTTCGTTCAGGACCTGTTTTGCGCTCACGCCACTGTCGCGGAGGTTCTTCGCGTCCTGAAGCGCCTGCTCTGCCGTTCTGGTTTTCGGCGTTGTCGGCTTGACCTTGGACTTCTTCTGCGCCGTTTCGGCCTGCACGTTTTTCTGCCCCGCAGCAAGCCCCGCCCGATAGGCGGCTGCCGCCACCTCCTGATTCATTCCTTCGGCGTAGCGCATCGCCCGCTGCTCACTCGCGCCGAGTCTGCCCTGCTCATAGACCTGTCCGAAGCTCTGCGCATACTGCTCCGCCGGCATGCCCGTCGTGTTCCCGTTCAGGAAATACGCCGCCGTCTGCTCGTCGTAGCCCGCTCTCTGTGCCTGCGTCTGCAGATACTGTTCCTCCTGCTGCCGCTCGGCTTCATCGAGCGCCTGCTCCGCGTCCGCCGTCTGCCGCTGGGCATACTGTACCGGGTCCAGCTCTCCCATGTTCTCTGTCCCTGGAATTGGCGCAAATAAGCTGTCCTGGTCGTACTGCCGCTGCGCCGCCTGCTGGGCCTGCTGAACGGCCTGTACAGACTGTTGTGCGCGGCTCTGTTCCTGCTCCTGCTGATATTGCTGTGTAAGCCTCTGGTTCTCCTGCGCCATTTCCGTGGCGCTCTTGAAGATCTGGAAGTTCCGTTCATCCGCCTCGGCCTTCGCTTGTGCCTGCTGCTCTTGGGCTTGCAGCTGTTCCAGCCGCGTCAGCGTCTCCGGCACGCGCGGCTCCTGCCCTTCGTCCACTGCTGCCTGCTGCTCCTTCGCAACCTCGCGCAGCGTGTTCTCCACGGCCTTCTGCGTCACCTCGCCGCCATCGTCCACTGTCTGCTGCAGTTCCTCGGCCAGCTGGTGCGCCTTCGTGCCCTCTTCCTGCGCCATGCCATAGTCGATTACGTCCTGCACTTCGCCCGCCTCGATGACCGCTCTGGCCGTCTGCGTGACGTTTGCCTCCAAAATCACGCGGTTCACGCCCGCATACGTCCCGGACATGGCAAGGCCGGACAGGCCGCCCGCGAGGAACGAAAGGCTGTCTTCTTTTGCGAAGTCTCCAACCATCGCCGCCAGCGCCTGCGCCGGCGTCCTGCCCTCTGCGATATAATTTGCGTAGGCCGTCATGACCTCGCCCCGGTCATGCTTCGCCACCACGTCATACGCACGGTTTAGCCAGTTGGACGCGATCTCTTCCGCGCCTTCCGACGCGAACGACCGCAGTGCCTTCCTCCACACGGCCTTCCCGCTCAACATGTTCTCGATGATATCGCCCACGGAATACTTTTCCGTGAAGCCCTCGATCGCGCCCTCGACGATACCGTCGACCAGCGCGTCCGCGTTGGACTTTCCGTTCTGGATCCCCTCATACACGGAGTCCGCCGCGACCTGCGAGCCCATCACCCAGTTCATGGTCTCCGCAACCGCGTCCTTCGCCCCCGCACCGGCCACGCCGCCAAAGGTTCCCACGAGCCCCGTCGAGACCGCCATGTTGACCGCGCTGTCCAGCGCCGACGTGCCTGCCTGATAGAGGAACTGCCCCGTCGGGTTCATCCCCTGCATCACGCTCCCCCGGATCCCGGAGGAAAGCCGCGTCGCGTTGTACGCCGGGCTGTAGATGTTCGTCGGCATATCCTCGTTCTGATAGCCGCCCGCCCACTTCGGCAATACGCCACGCAGCGATTCCAGATTGCCCAGTGCCTTCCCCGGCGCCAGCGCCGCAGAGAACAGCGTCGCCGCAGCTTTCCCCGCGAAGGATCCGCTTCCCATCTCCTGCGCCGCCTGGTCGAGCTTCTGCGCGTTGTCATAGTCGTCCAGCACCTTCTGCCATTCCGCCAGCCGCTTGAGCGTGTCGTCGCTGTAGCCTTTTTCGTTAAGCGCCGTCTTCGCGTCGTACTTCGCATACGCCCGCACCTGATATCCGTTCAGTTCCTGCCCGCGGTACTGCCGGAGCAGATTCTGGTCTTCCTCGCTCAGGTTCCCGATCGCCTCCTGTGCCCGGGCCAGCACGCTCCGGCTGTCGACCTGCGCCTTGCGCTCCTTCAGCGCGTCGATCTCGTTCTGCAGCTGCGTCACGCTCTTCCCATTTTCCGAAAGCCCGGTCCCGGAGAAATGCGTGTCCGCCTGTTCGATCTCCAGCGCCTCAATCTGCTTGTCCAGCTCCTGCGACGTCCGCCGCATCCCGCGCACCTGATCCCGTTGCACGGTCTGCGCCGCTTTTGCACGCCGGTTCTGCGCATCCACGTCCCCCCGCACCTGCTGCGTGGCCGGCGCAAACCGGCCGGCCAGCAGTGCGCTCTGTCCCTGCAGCGCCAGTGTCCCAAGCTTCAGCCCCTGCGCCGCCTCCACGCCGCGCAGATAATTCTGGTACGTGCCGTACTGCGTCTGCATCGCGGAAGACCGTCCGTATTCCTGCTCTGATACCTTCCCGTCGGTCTCCGCCCCCGCATTCTCCGTCTTCTTCTGTCCGCTCGCCCGGCCCTTCAGCGCGGCCCCCGGCTCGATCTGCGCAAGCTCCGCCTCCCGCACGGCGTTCTGGTATGCCATAAACGCTGCATACTGCTTATGCAGCGGATCGTCTACGGTCGTCTGCGTGCTCTGCGCGTTCTTCCCGTAGTCCGGGTTCGGCAAGCCGTACTTGCTCGCGATCTGGATCTGCTTCTGGTTCAGCGTGATTCTTCCGCCGCGATAGGCGGAGGGAGCCTGCTGCGTGCTGGCTCCCTGTCCGCTGCGGATGCTCTCTGCAATCCGCTTTTGTTCCTCTGTCAGTGTGATTCGTCCCATGCTTCCCTCCGTTACCGCTGCCGTAGATACGTCGCGCCGTAGTATTCCAGATACGCCTTGAACGTATTGGACTCCAGCGCATTGTAGCCCTTGCTGTTGAGGTAGTTATCCAGCGTCCGGCTGTCCAGATATACATTCGGGTTCTTTGCCCGGTACGCCTGCGCCGCTTTTGCAAGCGTGTTGTTCTTCTTGTCGCTCAGCTTGGAAGATGAACTACTTCCGCTGCTTCCGCCGCCTCCGCCGCCGGATTTCTTCGCCGCAGCCTGCTCCGCCGCCAACGCCTGCAGGTAGGCTGCGTTCTCGTTGTTTGCCTTCTGCGCCCAGTAGTCGAGCATCGTCGCCCACTGGCTCTGGTCCAGCGACCGCTCCGAGTTGTACGCGCTCCGCGCATCCGAAAGATCCGAATAATAATCGCTGACCGTATCCCGGTACCGGCCGTAGTCCGTATCCTCCCGGCCCTTCACGAGGCTGTACTGGTTATAAAGGTCCGTCCCCTCATCCTGATACCGCTGATATGCCTGCTGCTGTAGCTGCGGCACGATGTCGTTGAGGTTCTGCAGATACGCATTGTACGCCTGCTGGCCCACCTGCTCACCGTAGGTTGAGCCATAGCCGCCCGTGAGTGCCGCCGCCTGCCCCATCGTGTCCTGCATGGCCAGCCGCCCGAGACGCTGATACTGCTCACGGTACTGCTGGTACAGAGGATCCGTCCCCATATCATAGCTGAATTTCTTCCGGTTTCGGATCTGGTCATACAGGCTTGTCAGCTCATCGTCCCAGCGCGATTGATACGCGCCCGGCTTGCTGGCCTTGACCTGCTCCAGATACGCCTGCGCTGCCTGCACGCTGCCCGACGGCGTGTACCCGCTCTCCAGCCCGTTCAGCTTGCTTCTCGTGTAGTCCGACACGCCGGACATGGTGTAAGGGCTGTTCCTGGTCTGATAGCTGCCGCCGTAGTTCCTCGTCGTCTGGTTCTTGTTCACCAGCTGCGACTGGTAGCTGCCGTCCGCGTTCACGCCCGTGATGCGGTACGTGCCGCCGCCGGTCACGACCTCGTCGCCGGCCGAAAGCCCAGCCGGGGCCCTGCCACCCGCCTCTACTCGATATACGCTCATAGTCTCACCGCCTTAAAGCTTGAAATGTGTCGCGTACTGCTTCGGCATGTACGCCTGGTTGTAGGCGTTGAAGTAGCCTTGATAGTAGCTGTTGTACTTCGCCGCCTCGTTCGCATACTTCGTCGTCTCTCCGTTGGCGTCGCAGATCTTCATCCCCAGATACCAGCGGTAGATCTCATCATACGGCCACGGGATCAGAAGCTGTGTCTCTAAGTCCACGTCCTCCCCATAGCCCGTAAACGGCTCCGGTTCCTTCTCGTGCTCGTGCGTGCAGATGATATCCCGATACACGATTCCGTCCAGCTCCGACAGCCACCGGACCTTATCCGGCGTCTCGTACTGGTTCGGCAGTAACCGGTCGACCATCTCGATCGCTTCCCGAATTTTCATTTTTCCTCCTTACCAAAAGAAGGGGCATTTCTGCCCCTTCCTCTGCTTCATGCCGTCATGGGCATTCACTTGTCAGTTGTCCGCCTGCGCGCGGCGGAAGGCTTCTTCCTCTGCCATCCGCGCGTTCATCAGGACTTCATACACCGGCAGCGGGACCTGCACGTCCTTGCCCTTCGGCACCATGAACGTCCGGCCGTTCACCGCCACGAAGCGGCTCTGCTCCTCGTTCTCCTGCCCGCGGGGCAGGTAGATCGTCTTCATGACGTTCCACACGTCTTCCGGGTTTGCCTGTACAGCCGCCGCGGCGGTCTCTTTCGTTGCCATGCTATGTGCTCCTTTCTCAGTTCGCCTCGTCCGTGCCGGAGTATGCGCTGCAGCTCTCCACGCGGACCATGCGGTCCTCGTACAGCAGCTTCGCCGCCATCTCGGCCTTGTAGCCGACGGTCGAGAACTGATCCAGCGGGCCGCCGATCTGTCCCTTGTTCTTAATGATCATCTCAAGATTGCCGCCCTCCGGGTCGATCATCTTGTATGCGTCCTTGCCGAGGAACAGCGTCGCGTACACGCTGTAGTAGGTCGCAGGAGGCGAGCCGCTGTCGCCGGCCGCGCTCTTGACCGGGCAGGTCGAGTTGTTGAAGATCTTCGCTTCCGTCGTCTCGACAAACCGGACGCCGTGCAGCTCGCCGATCTCACCCGAGAACAGCGGCGTGACGTCTGCATACTTGTGCGCCTCGACCCAAGCGTCCGAGGACCGCAGGTCGTATGCGACCGACGGATGGATGATCGCGACATACTTGCCGTCGATCTTCGGAGCCTTCATTTTCTTTAGCGTCGTCACGGCCTTGTTGACCTCGTCCGGCGTCAGCTTCGCCGTCAGGTCGAGGCCTGCGCGGCTGGTGACTGCCGTATGCGCGCCGCCCGCTGCGACCTTGTCGCAGTACTGCACGTTCGAGCCTGCCACGACCGCGTCGCGCACGCGCTTATCGATGGACGTGCCGGCGGAAGCGCCGAGTTCTTCGGTCGCACCCAGGATGACGTTATCCAGCGCATGCAGCTCCAGCTGGTCGGAGACCGTCACATACAGGCCGATCTGCTTGATCGCGCCGGTCGTGCTGGTCTGGCCCATCTTCTGGCCGGTCGGGATGACGCCTTCGGTCAGCTCCTCCGCGTCCTTCAGCGTGTTCCACTTGCGCCACTCGACGGTCTTGCCGTGGTTGCGCGGCAGTGCCTGACGGCCTGCCAGCTGCGCATGCACGAGGTTCGGCCGTGCGTTCTCGAGCAGCTGCGTGTCGTAGAACGTCTTCATGGTCGGTGCCAGCGTGTTGGCGCTGTCAAACGCCGTAGTCGTGCCGGTGCCTGCGTTTACGTAGTTGCCGGTCGCGTTGACGAGCGTACCGGCGTCAGCAAAAAACTGAAATCCGACTTTGGATTTAAACATGATTTCCTATCTCCTTTCTCAGGGGATCACTCGCTCCCCTCTTGCCGCGCGGCGGCGCATGTCCTCCACCTCCGCGCGTGACCAGTGTGTTTTCATCGGGACGTTCTCTCCGCCCGCAGCGCCGGAGCCGATCTCCTGCGGCCTTGCGCCCTGCGCCTGGATGGTCCGCATGACGTTCTCCCGCGCCTGGTTCGCCACCAGCTGCGCCTGTGCCTGTGCGATCTCCTGCTGATGGATGACCTCATAAGCCGTCTTCGGCGGCACGCCCGCGCCCATGAGCCGCGCAAAATCCGGGTTCTGCATCTCGGTCTCAAAGTCCGCGCCGTACCGCGCCGTCACATCCCGGGCGAAGTCTGCCTGGATCTCGGCAAAGGCTTCTCGCATCTGGTACTCCTGCAGCTGCCGCCGCATGGCCGTATTCTCGGCCCTGCCGGCGTACTCCTTTTTGAGGGCGTCCGCCGACATGCCCTTTTCCATGGCCTCCGCGCTATAAAGCCGCTCGTCAGCGGAAAAGCGCTGTGCCAGTGCTGCGAAGTCCGTCTTCCGCGGGTCCGACGTGTCGATCCCATAGAGCGCGCCCAGCTGGTCGATGATCGGTGCCATCGCCTCGGCCTGCCCCTTGTACTGGTTCAGCCCGCGCACGCGCTGCTTTACGACCTTCTGCACCGCAGAATCAAAGTCCTGCTTGTACCGGCCCCGGGTCAAGCTGTCGAACGTTTCTTCCTGTGTGCCCTGTCCCTGAGCGTCGGGGACGTTGACCGGCTGCTGCTGCACCTGCGCCTGTGCGGCTGCCTCCTGCCCGCTCTGCTGACCGGCGACGTCAGCTGCGCCCATGGTCTGAGCGCTTGCGCCCGTGAATTCGCCTTCCATGCTGTAAATTCCTTTCTGGCGTTTATTCTAAAATCATCGTAGCACAAACTTTTCCCAACTTCACCCCACGCCAGGCAGAAATAATCCTGCCAGAACGGGCCGCCGCAATCGTCGGTTCTTATCCCGGCTGCGTGCTTTCTTCCGACTTTTTGCGCGCATTCTCCACGATCTTCGGCTCCTGCGTCTCGCCGGTGTTGATCTCCGGCTTCTTTGCTGCCGCGGTGCTCGCCTGCGGGACTGCCTGTCCGCCCTCCTGCAGGATCTGCTGCGCCAGCCCCTCACCCATGACCGGATCGTACCGGTCTGCCAGCGCCAGCGCCAGCTGCTGCCACTCGACCAGCCGCTGCTGCAGGTCCGCGTTCTCCTGGACCTTCTGGATGATTGAGTCCTTCCCGTCAAAGTCCATCATGTCCAGCGTTGCAAGTGTCTGGTCCACCATCTGCGGGTTGAAGAACCCCAGCTGGAAGAACTGCAGCGCCAGCTCGTTCTGCGCCATGGACGTGTACTCGCTTGCCTTCTGCGCCGATACCTCAATGTCGAAGACCGGTTTCCGCAGCCCATCCGGCTGCCCGTTCGCGCCGTAGAGCGTCTGCGGCTGCAATCCCTGATTGCTGTACTGTACGAACTGCTCTGCCCCGCGCTGCCCGATGATCCGGAACTGCCGCGGCAGATCATAGAACTGCCGGATGCGCTCAATGACCATCCGGATCATCCGCGCATACGCCCGGTATGCCGACTTCGTGGAGTCCTTGCTGCTCCTGCCGGATGCCTCCTGCAAGGCCGCAATGGCCGAGGCTGCCGTCACGCCCGAGTTTGTCGCGCCGTTGTTGACATCCGTGTTTCCCGTTGTCCACTTGAGCTCCTCGATCTTGTTCTGCAGAATGGCGATATAATTGCTGTTGAGCATGTTGACCGGGATCGGCTGCAGACTGTCCTGCCCCAGATTCCCATCCACATGCACGAACGGCTTCGTCCAGTCCGCGAACTCCTGCTCATTGACCGACCCGTCCGACCGCTTGAACCACCTTGGTGTCGTCGCCATGATCGCGTTCTTCACGATTGCCTGATTCATCCGGTCGATCTGCTCCTGCGTCGACTTGCCGATGTCGATATATCCATACCCGGCAATGCTGCCTTCCACCGGGAACAGCGCGTCGACCACGAACGGGTATTCCCCGTCGTCATACAGGCCCGTCTCCGCCATGGGCTTTCCGACCGGCTGCTGCACGATGCTGCCGTCCGGCATGGTCATCGTGTCATACCGCTGCTCTGTGTCGTTCTCTGTCGCCTGCAGGATGGTGTCGCCCACCAGCTTCGCGAAGTGCAGCACCTGCCGTCCGTTCTGATATTTCTTGTAATACCAGTCCACCACCATCGACTTGTTTTCGAAGTTGATGACGTCGTCCGTGTTGTACTTCTGCTGCACCTGCTGCTTGGAGTTGAGTTTTCCCTGCAGCTCCGGGTACTTCTCGACCAGCAGATCGTTGTCCACCATCTCCGTCAGGAAGATGTTCTTCGACTTCTGCAGATCCCGGACGCCCGGCTCCCAGAAGAAAGACAGAATATCCACTGGCTGCACCGAGATATCCCCGAGGCCGTTCAGCTTCGAAGAATCCCACTTCACGTGCCAGATGAGCGTGCCCTGCTTGAGCTTCGTCCACTGGCTGTCCGAATAGACCTCTTCGAAGTCGTTCTGTTCCAGAATGACCGGCAGCACCGAGGAAAGCTTCGCCGCCTCTTCCCGGTCGTCCGGTTCCCGCGGGCGGATGGCCGGGGCCGGATAGGCCGCGATCGCGTCCGCGTGCTTGCCCATAATGACGTTGAAAAGCCATGCCGACGTCCACTTGTCGTCCTCCGGGTTCCCCTTCTGGATCCGCTGCCAGCTGCGCATGCGCCACCAGTCCTCCGAAGCAATGACCCGCGCCTCCAGCGCACTCTTGCCCTGCCGGTATTTTAACAGCGTGTCCATGGCCTTTCTGGCCTGCTCTTCGCCGATGGCCTTTCGCGCCGTCAGCCCGCTCGCCGTGTCATTCTGCATGGTCGTCTGCATCTGCTCTGTCTGCATTGTCCGCTTCCTCCTTCCGCAGGTCTTCCGCCGTGAGTCTTGCCACTTCGTTCTGGATCCCGTCCAGCACAAAGCCCACGATGACCGGCGGCAGCCCCGCCTCGTTGATGGCCTCGATCAGCCGCCCCCGCAGCTGCACCACTGCTTTTGTGATATTCATAGCTCCTCCTATCCGTTATAACTGCTGATTGCCCGGTTGAGCGCTTCCTTGAGCGCAGAATAGCTGTTTGCAAAGTACGTCGCTTCCAGCTTCGTCTCTGCCGATACCGTGCTGACGCTTCCCGCGCCTGTCAGATTCCCGATGGCGTTTGCCGCCTCGTTGTAGATGGCCGCCGTGATCGTCTGCCCGGCGTAGGCCGTCGTGAAGGAAATGCTCCCGTAGCCTCTGGCGGCCCGGACCTCGTTGATCTTCGCCGTCAGCCGGTTCCAGCTCGCCGCCGTCAGGTATGTCACGGCCTTCCCCTCCGCGATATACGACGCATCGTCGCTCGTCCACGCGAAGGCCGCGATCTGCGCCTTTGTATCGCCGGATACGGTGTTGGATGTCTTCGAGTCCGTCCCGGCCTTGTTGACGATCCAGAAATAATACGTCGTGCCCGGGTCCAGCCCCGAGACCGTCACCGGCGAGCTGCCGATCGACTGCGATCCGATCGCCGTATAGCTCGTCTTTCCCCAGTAGAGCGTCCAGCTTCCGTACCCGCCGCCGTTTTTGTCCCACGTGACCGTCGCCGTGTTCTTCGTCAGCGTGACCCCGCTGATAACCGGCGCAACTGCCGTGATCTTCGTCTTGTAGTACACGCGCACGGCCTGCCCGCTCGTAATGGGGATCGTCTCCGTCGCCGCGTGATTTGTCGCATACCCTTCCGACGCGAGCCTGAAATACTGGAATTCATACTCCTGCGAATACGTCTGGTACTGCGTGCCGGACATGGACAGGAAGAACGAATTGCCGATCGTGCCGGAGACGGACCCGTCTGACAGCGTGTGCTGCCCGTCCAGGTAGTTGTAGATCGGAATCGTCGTGGTCTTGCTCTGGTAGTAGACCTTGACTGTCTGCCCCTCCTGAATCGGGATCTGGTAGCTCGCGTTGTGCTCCGTGCTGTAATTCTGCGACGACAGCCGGAAGTACAGGAAATGATACTGCTGCGAGTACGTCTGATACTGCGTGCCCGCGGCCGAAATGTAAAACGTATCTCCGATATCGCCTTTGAAGGACCCGCTCGCCAGCTGCGTCAGGTTATCCAGGAAGTTTAGAATGCTGACCGTCGCCTGCGAGGTCGACTGTGCCAGCGTCCGCACGCTGATGGAGTTTGTCTCGGCGACAAGTGCCCCCGTGCTGCTGTTGTAGATCCGCACGCGGCAGATATACAGCGTGTCCGGTGTCAGCCCGGTAATGATCCGGCTGAACGTCGTCGTGCCCGCATCCGGGTCCGTCACCGTCGCCATGACCGTTCCCGCGAGGATAAATTCATATTTCCGTTTGTACGCTGTCGTGGACGACATGCCCGAGATCGTCAGCGTGATACTTGTCGGCGTACCCGATGCGCCAGATAGCGTTGCCACTCAGACCACCTGCCTATCCGAACACCGGCGTAATGCCGCTTACGCCGCCGGAGGCGGTAAACCGGATACTCCCGTCCGATTTTATCTGCATGCTGGCCGTCCCAGCCGCGTTCTGCAGATACACATCGCCGCTTGTCGAGCGCACGCGCACCGCCGGGCCAGACAGGTCGACCGCATAGGCCGCCGAGCTGGAGGACGTAAACTGCAGACTTCCCTCCGCTCCTCCGATCGTGCCGTTCGAGAAGTTTGTGCCCGCGATTTCAAGCCCGTCACTGATGATGTTGATCTCATCCATGATCTGCTTGAGCTTCGTCTGTATGCTCGTACCGTCAAGCTTCAGATCCGTCGCGTTGATCGTTCCGCCGATCTCAGCCCCCGTGCACGTCAGCTTGCCGTTCGCGTCCACCTTGAATTTGTCCTTGATGGAAAGCCCGCTCGTGCCGAAGTACATGCTAGCGCTGCCCCCAAATTCGTTGGCCGTGCGGAAAATGCTGCTTTCCGAGATCGTCCACGGCCCGAACGTCGAGTCGGCCGCCGCCGTGATCTTCCCCGACAGCACCGCCCCCGCCGCCTCCAGCGTCCCGGATGGGAAATGCAGCTTCTTGTCGCTTAAATACGCGACCTCCTGCCCGTCCTGCCAGAAGCTCACCCGGTCCGGTGTCACCGTCACCAGCTCGTTCTTCGTCTGGTCGATGACCCGTTCGCCGCCGTCCGTCACCGTCGTCTCGATGTTCCCCACGCCCACGCCGTACACCGGCACAGCGTCCTTGTAGTACAGCAGCCCCGTCTTGATGTACTGCTGCGAATTGACGGAAAACTGATTGTTGACGCCCGCCGTGTAGTCATACAGCTGCTTGATGCCGACGGAGTTTCCCTCGATCATCAGCTGCGTCTTTTCAAGATACTTCCCGAAGTCCGAGATGGCCACATAGCTGCCGGACAGCTTCGTCGACCACGTCTCCGAATTTGCCGCGGCGAAGTCCGCCGTCTTGATGATGAGCGCTTTCAGCGCTCCATAGCCGGAGAGCGTCGTTTTTTTCTCCGCCTCGGAGAGGCTGTCCGCGTCGATGGCCTGCGAGATCTCCGTCAGCGTCGCCTTCGCCGACCAGTCCGCCAAATTCAGCTGCTCTGTCACGGAGCACAGATACCTGCGCATGCTCTCCAGCTGCTCCTGCGTCGTCTTCCCTGCGATCGACGGGTATGCAAGTGTCAAAGATCCCATTACGCATCACTCCCCGCTTCTAGCACCCGCGCCAGGCTGAACAGCTTCATCTCGCCCTTCCCCGTCAGCCGGAACTTCAGGTGGTCACATCTGGCCGGGCGGATGGGCAGCAGGAAGGTCCTGAGGCCTCGCCCCTCGATATGCCCGCAGTGCCGCCAGACGCCATCGGAATCGTACTGCACCCAGAAGTCGACCGAGGAACCCTTCGGCAGCTGCATCCGCAGGTTGATCCGGGACACATACTTCTTCCCGACCAGCCCATACGTCATGATCCCCGTTTCCGCCATCCAGTCGACCGGGCCTTCCAGCGTCCCGACACTCCCGTACACGGTTTTGAGCGTCCCGTCCTCAAGGAAATACAGCTCATCGTCCACCCGCGCGAAGTCCTCTGCGTGGGTGCTGTCCTCCTTGTGCCACAGACCCTTGCGCGTGTCGTAGACGAACAGCGTCCAGTTGTGCGCCTCATTCTCCATGCTGATGAAGTACTTCCCTCTGGCGCCGCCGGCCACGGCGTTGTAGTAGAGCTTCGTCCCGAAGCAGCTGCCGGTCTCCTGCGGCAGACTCCCGTCGTACACGCAAACACCCATCCGCGACTTGTAATACAGCCGGTCATCCACCACGACGAGGCTCTTGGCAGACCCATTCTGCACACCTGCGCACTTCTGCACGACCACCTGATGCGCCCCCGTCGCCGACGGATACACCCGGTGGAAGCAGTCCTCCTTGAAGAAGATCGGGCTGTCGGCCAGCGTCGCCGCGCCCGTCCACTTTCCGTCCGTGCCGCAGCTCGCGCGCCACGAATCCGTTGCCACGCCCTGGTAGCACTCCCAGTTCTTAAAATCGCCCAGCTTGCAGCAGTAGATCTCATTGACGGTCTCGCCGTCCGCCACGCCGTACTTGCAGCCCCACAGCCGGTTCCCGCTCTCGGTGATGAAGTCCATGCTTGGGACCTTCCGGGCCGTCTTCACGGTCCCGCTCGTCACCTTCGTCGTCTCGTCGACGAGGCCCACGATCACGAGGTAGCTCTCGCCCACGTCGTACAGGATCTGGCTGCCGTTCAGTTTCTCGATCTGCTCGTTTCCCATCAGCCCCGAAAGCCGGATGCCGTCGTACTGCTTAAAGCCCTTCCCGATGCCGTTCGCAGAAAGCTTCAGATACACCGTCGGCACGGATACCCACTGGCTCGTCGCCTCCGCCCACTGCTTGAGCGTGTGGAGCTTGCCGGACGTGTCGAGCCAGTACTGGCCATTCGTCGGGTTTTCCGGCTGGCTGGCTTGCTTATAGCTCACCGTCAGCGCCGTCCCGTCGACAAGACACAGGGAAATTTCCACGTTCGAGCTCGCCGCGTCGACCACATTCTCCTGCCCCATGTACCCGTTGTCGGAGTACTTCTCGGTGTTGAAGTAGATCCCGTCCGGGAAGATGCACAGATATGCGCCCATGGAAATGAGCTGCTTCTGCCCCGCCGAGATCGACACGGACGGCATATACGCCTCCATCGAAGCGCCGTTGATATAAAGCACCTGGTCCTGCACCCAGCACAGCGCATCCTTCGCCAGAATGCCCTGCACGCCCTCGAT